GTAGACGATTATATCAACAAAGGATATTCTGAAAACAACATTAGTAATGTTGTTGTTGCTGCTAGAAACCCTGGTTCCTGGGCAAATGGAATTAAGGTTGCCATCCTAGACGGTCTTGCAGATCAGATCATTACAGGTGTTGATACATCTGCTATTCTTGGATTTTCTTCTACTGCTAACGGTGGTCTTGCTGCTGTTGCCGGATACGAAAATGGTATTTCAGATATTGATCTGACTGTAGGTCTGGGTATCACTCAGGCAGTACCTTCTGGAACAGTTGTTGCTGGTGTTGGCGCTACTTCATTGCTTGATGGATACCTTAAGGGTGTAATCACAGAAGTTGGTTCTGGTCAAGTTTCAGTTAAGCTTGTATCGCATGTCAGTTCTGCTGGAACAGAAACTTCTGTTGAGTATTCTCCTGGTGGAGTTTATGAATTCCAGAATACTGGTTCATTCTCACTACATGTTCAATCGAGTGTAGGTTCTTCTAAACTTGGTTGGGTATCAGGAACAGTTTCTTACGGTTCTAGTTTTGCATCTAGTGATTTCTTCACAGCTCTGACCGGTGCAGGTATTACTAGTGGAGATGCTCGCTGGGTTGCAGCAGCTGCATATGATGGTGACATTGATTACACTGGTGCTACTGATTGGTTTGATAACCAAAGCATTACATTATCTAATGGAAGCACTATTGCCTGGAATTCCCTTGCAGATAGACCCGGTACTTCTTCATTCGCCGCGGCCAGAAGCGCCAAAAACGATGAAGTTCATGTTGCTTTAATTGACGACGCTGGTAAAATTACCGGCAATGCTGGTACACTTCTTGAGAAGTATATCTCAGCATCTAAAGCAAAAGATTCCGTATACTCTGCTGGTTCTTCTTCTTACTGGAGAAAACTTCTTGAAGTTGCTAGTCGGTATGCATTTGGTGGTGGAGCTCCTGCAGGTGTTGTAACAACAGACCTGGATGCAGACTTTGATCCTAAGACTGATGTTGCATGGGATCAAGACACTGAGAATGTTTCTTTTGCTTCTATCGGAAACTATCAAGCATCATTTGCTAACGGACTTAACTACGGCGGCAAAACTGGAATTTCAAGTACAGATGCTCTTAAAGTAAGCGTAGGAGATCTTTCTGCTGGTTACGATCTTCTTTCTAATAAAGATGCCTTTGAGTTAGATTTCCTGATTATGGGATCTGCTGCTCACGGTAGAGAAGCTTCTCAAGCACTTGCAAACAAATTGATTGCAGTTGCAGAATTAAGAAAAGATTGTGTTGCATGCGTATCTCCACATAGAGGTGCATTCTTAGCAACATCTGGAGATGGTGAGGACTTAACACTCAAATCAGATACTGTTACCTCTGCGGTAACTGCATTCTATTCTTCAGTCACTTCATCTTCTTACGCTATCCTTGATAGTGGTTACAAGTACATGTACGATCGCTTCAGCAAAGCGTTCCGTTATGTTCCACTCAATGGTGACATCGCTGGCTTATGCGCTAGAAATGACATCAACAATTTCCCCTGGTTCTCTCCAGGTGGTACTACAAGAGGCGCAATCCTCAACGCTGTAAAACTTGCATATAATCCTTCACAGGCAGAAAGAGACAAGTTATACTCCGCAAGAGTTAACCCAGTAATCTTCTCACCTGGCGCTGGTATTGTTTTATTCGGTGACAAGACTGCTTTAGGCAAGTCTTCCGCTTTCGACAGAATTAATGTTCGTCGTCTGTTTATCTATCTGGAAAAAGCGATTTCTGCTGCTGCAAGAGATCAACTTTTTGAATTCAACGATGAGATTACAAGAATCAACTTCTTGAACATTGTCGAACCTTTCCTCAGAGATGTACAATCTAAGAGAGGAGTTACCGATTTTGTCGTAATTTGCGATGAGACAAACAACACTGCTGCGGTAATTGACAACAACGAATTCGTTGCTGACATCTTTATCAAACCTGCTAGGTCGATCAACTTCATCGGTCTGACATTCGTTGCTACACGCACGGGCGTTAGTTTTGAAGAAGTTATTGGTCGAGTTTGATCGCCTTACCATAAACTCAACGGAGAAACATTCCAATGGCTATCAACCAACAAAATCCCCCAAAGACCGCAGACAGGACAATTGACAAATTTAAGTCAAGACTGTCTGGTGGTATTGCAAGACCTAATCTATTTGAAGTGGTCTTGGCTTTCCCTGATGGGGTAGTAGACTCTTCAGTAAATGATCTTGACGCTAAAGCAAGATTTCTGGTGAAAGCTGCTGCTCTTCCCGCATCAAACATTGCACCCATTAGTGTTCCTTTCAGAGGTCGCACTTTAAAAATTGCTGGTGACAGAACATTTGATGAGTGGACAATCACTGTTATCAATGATACTGACTTTGCTCTCCGCTCTTCTTTTGAGAGATGGATGAACTCCATGTCAAAAGTATCTGATAATTCTGGTACTACTAACCCAGAAGATTACACAAGAGACGCATATGTCAACCAACTTGGTAGATCTTCAGTAGCACCTAACTCTCAGGAATCTGATCAGAATTTGCCTGTTCTCAGAACATATAAATTCTACAGTGTATTCCCAACAAACATCTCTCAACTAGATCTGTCATATGATTCGTCAGACGCTGTTGAAGAATTTACAGTTACTCTCCAAGTACAATGGTGGGAAGCTGCTGGAAACGGTGGAGATGTCGCTTGATAAATAGTCTTTGAGTACAAAGATTCTATATTTGAAATGGCGAAACTCTTCGGATTTTCTATTGAAGATGACGAAAAAACCCCCTCGGGTGTAGTCAGTCCCATTCCCACCACAGGTGAGGGTGGGGCTGATTATTATGTACAAGGGGGTTTTTCTAGTCAAGTTGTAGATATTGAAGGTATCTACAAGTCAGAACATGAGCTGATTAGAAGATACAGAGAGATGTCTCTTCATCCAGAAGTAGATAATGCAATTGAAGATGTTGTTAATGAAGCTATTGTTTCTGATCAAAATGATTCTCCTGTAGAGATTGATCTAGAAAATCTCAATGCTAGTGATGGTATTAAAAATATCATCCGCAAAGAATTTAAACATATTAAAGACTTGTTAGATTTTGATGTCAAGTCCCATGAAATTTTTAGAAATTGGTATGTTGATGGTAGACTATACTACAATAAAGTAATTGATCTTAAAAAACCTCAAGAAGGTATTCAAGAACTTAGATATATCGATCCTCTCAAGATGCGCTATGTGCGTAAAGAAAAGAAAGGACCAAATGATAGAAATGATATTTTTACAAGTAGAGGTGAAAGAGAAGAGCAAAGAGTAGCCTTCCCTGAGATTGAAGAGTATTTCCTGTATACTCCTAAACCTCAGTACCCAACAAATATTGCAGCTCCTGGTGGTAGTCTTGCAATGAAGGGAGTCAAGATTACAAAAGACGCAATTACATATTGTACTTCAGGTCTTGTAGATAGGAACAAAGGGAATGGACTTTCTTATCTTCATAAAGCAATTAAATCTCTCAATCAACTCCGTATGATTGAAGATTCTCTTGTTATCTACAGATTGTCACGCGCACCAGAGCGTCGTATTTTTTATATTGATGTTGGCAATCTTCCTAAGGTAAAGGCAGAACAATACCTTCGTGAAGTTATGATGCGTTATCGCAATAAGTTGGTGTATGATTCCAACAGCGGTGAGATTCGTGACGACAAAAAAATGATGAGTATGCTGGAAGACTTCTGGCTTCCTAGAAGAGAGGGTGGTAGAGGAACTGAAATTACAACTCTTCCTGGTGGTCAGAATTTAGGAGAACTTGCTGATATCGAATATTTCCAGTCTAAACTTTACAGATCTTTAGGTGTACCCGAATCAAGAATCGCTGGTTCTGGTGATGGTTTTAATCTAGGTCGTTCCAGTGAAATCCAAAGAGATGAACTGAAATTTAGTAAGTTTGTTGGCCGTCTGCGTAAGCGGTTCAGCGCAATGTTCCTGGATATGCTGAAGACACAATTGCTTCTTAAGAATGTTGTTACTCCCTCAGATTGGGAAGTAATGTCTGAGCACATCCAGTTTGACTTCTTATATGATAATCACTTTGCGGAACTTAAGGATAGGGAATTGCTTGAAGGTCGTCTTGGTCTTCTTGCAATGATTGAACCTTATGCTGGCCGTTACTACTCTACAGAGTATATTCGCCGTCAAATTCTTCGTCAAAGAGATCAAGAAATTGTTGAGATTGACTTACAGATTGAAGAAGAAATTGCAGCTGGTGTTCTTCCAGATCCTAATCAACAAATGCTTGAAATGGAATCCGATCCAATGATGCAGGGACAAGAAGATCCTAATGCGTTGCCAGCTCAAGCTCCGCAACCTCAATTGCCAAAAGCATCAGAAGGGGAGATCTAATAAATAACTTTATATCTCTGATTTATATCAATGGAAGAACTAGTTAATATGATTGCGACGGATTCGTCGGCTGTGGATATCAGCGATCAGATTAAGGATCTCCTTTATCAGAAAGCTGCAACTAGAGTAGATGTAATGCGTCCATCTTCTGCTGCATCTTTGTTTGGAGAACCCACTCAAGAAACTGAGGATTCAGAATAATGGCAAGAACTTTATGTAAGGGTGCAGAGGCAGCTTTACCTACAACAACCGGTGCAGCTGTCAGTTTTAGTCAAGCGACTGTTGTTCGTTTAGTTAATACTCACACTTCTGCACATCTAGTTACTCTTGTAGAAACAAGAAGCGGTGATGTTGTTGGTTCTTTTACTATGCCAGCAGCTTCGGTAGAGTATCTTGAGAAACAACCAACTCAGTGTGTGTTTGCCGCAAATGCTGGTGTCAAGGGTGCAAAAGTAGGATTTACCGCATAAAAAAAATGAAACTCATCACGGAAGAAATCGAACAGGTTGAAGTTATCGTTGAAGAGCGCAAGGGCGTGAAATCAATGTATATTGAGGGAGTTTTCCTACAGGGTGACATCCAGAACCGTAATGGTCGGATGTATCCTATGGAAACTCTCCGCAGGGAAGTCAGTCGTTACAACGAAAGTTTTGTCGGTAAAGGCAGAGCTCTTGGAGAACTTGGACATCCTGAAGGACCTACCCTCAACCTGGATCGTGTATCTCATAAAATTACATCTCTCAGAGAAGAGGGAACTAATTTTGTAGGTAAAGCTAAAATTCTCAATACCCCCATGGGTAAGATCGCACAAAATCTTATCGATGAAGGTGTCAAGTTGGGAGTTTCTTCCCGTGGTCTTGGAACTTTAGCGGTAAATGAGAATGGTATTAAGATCGTTTCTAACGATTTTATGCTTGCAACTGCTGCTGATATTGTAGCAGACCCCTCCGCACCTGATGCATTTGTATCGGGAATTATGGAAGGAAAAGACTGGGTAATGGATGGTAGTATTGTCCGCGAAAAACTCGTGGAGAAGACATACAAGCAAATTAATACCCTAGTAGATGAAAGAGCACTGCAGGAGAATAAGTTGGCATTGTTCAACAAGTTCCTGTCAAGTCTTTGATTTATAAATAAATATAGATTATATCTAAGAAATCGATCTAATCGGAGAGTTCACCAATGTCCGCTAAGGAATTACAAGAAATGGAAAATCCCGTAACAAGGGGTGCGAAAGGCGCTGAGGCTATGCCTAAGTTGTCTGATCCTGGAACTGGTTTGGCTGCTGTAGAAGATCTTGGTGGGCCTACCCCCGAGAACTACAAAGCCGACGATGATTCAGCGAAACTCGCAGAACCCAAAGTTAAAACTGTTAAAGATGTCGTAACTCGTGGCGCTAAAGCTGCTGAGCCTATGCAAAGTCTTTCTGCTGGCGATACCGCCGAAGCAGAAGGTGAGCAAGAGGTTGTAGCTGAAGATGAGTCCACTGAAGCAACAGCTCCTGCTGTTGATATTGAAGAAGATCTTACTGCCCTTTTTGGTGGTGAAGAACTTTCTGAAGAGTTTCAAGTAAAAGCACGCACTATCTTTGAGGCTGTAGTTACTGCTAAAGTAACTGAAGTTCAAGAAGAAATGGCTGCACAATACGAAGAATCTTTGACTGAGCATCTTGAGACTGTAAAGTCTGAACTTGTAGAGCGCGTTGATGCATACCTTGAGTATGTTTCAGAAGAGTGGATCTCCGAGAACAAGATC